CGATGTTTTCAAATACGTTACCGCGTGCAGAAACAGCAGCAAAATAACCTTCAGTTCCAGTTACTCCAGCAATTGTAGTTCCGTCAGTGTCAATAATAGCAGTATTAGATGTTCCAGATACAGCTTTTTCAGCTTCAACTAAAGAAGTTTCTAAGTAATCTTCGAAACGTAATCTAGTTTCACCTGCAGCTTTTAAGTACCAAGAATAACCTGTTTGTCCAGCCTCGTCAGTAGTTTCAACCCAACCGATCTGAGCAGTGTCAGAACCATCAATTTTAAAGTGATCTTTAATGATGATTGGTTTGTTGCTGTACTGAGTAAACTGTGGCTTAAGCTCTCCTACCATAGAAGCAGAACCTTTAGCAAATTCAGAACCATAAACAAATACGTTAATAGGGTTACCGTTACTTACAACAGTAGTTAAAGCAGCTTGAGAATAAGTTTTAACAGTAAACTCTTGTCCAGTTGAGTCAGAAACATAACACTTAAGAGTGTTTAATCCTGTAGCAGCATCAGTAATAACAACTGTATTACCTACTCTAACAGCGTTTTGGTAGTCAGAACCTAAAGTTACAACACCTGTAGCAGTAGCTAAAACACAAGTAGAGTTTCCAGAACCACCTTTGTAAGCGATGTGTAATCTATTTTGCTCAGACCATACTACTTGGTCAGATTCCATTGGCATTTCAGCGCCAACCATTTGTAAAAATCCACTGATTGTACGGTTTCCGTAACGCTCTACTTCTTGCTCGTATAATTCAGGTAGATATTGTTGTGCCCAACCAGCAGTAGCAGAAGACGTAAAGTCAATATAGTTCTGATCACTAACAGTTGGAGTTAATGTAGGAAGGATAGAGTAACCTCCACCTAATCCTAATGATGTATTAAATCCCATTTTTTTTAAGTTTTAAGTTTTTTTATTTTCTAATTTTAAATTTTAACCTAGAACTGTCCTCTCCGCCTAATACTCTAACTTTCAATCCGCTTGCGTCTACAACTGGTTTAGTAGTTCTAGCACCCATGTCAATATTTTTTGACTTAATAGCGGTTTCTTTTATAGCATCAGCCTTACCTTGCTCGTAAAAATGTTGAACTATTTTATCAATGTTTTTACCAGCGTATAAAGCTTTGTGATAACCAGCAGCGTCTTTCATCATATCGTTTTCGTCAAGAAACTCTCTTACGAAGTTAGATATGTCACTCTGGTAATCTTTGATAGCATTAGCATTTTTAACATTGTATCTAAACTTTTTGTCACCAACTCTAAAATCAAAACCTTTGAAATTATCATTGAAAACATTATTAGTACTCTGTTGAAACTGCTTGTATTGCTTCTCTTGGACTTCACTAGCGGTGGTTTGTTTTTGGTTGTATTCGTTATAAAAGTTAATAGCTTCTTGCTGTTCTTTAGTTAACTTAGAACCCAACTTGACTTCTTCGTAATATTTATCCTTAAGTCCAGTAAGAAACTTCTTAGCTTTAGCAACTTCTTCTTTTAATGCCAACTTTTTCTTTTTAATATCTCTTTCTTCATCTAGTTCTTCATCATATGAAAAACTGTCATCAATTAAAAAGTTAATCTCTTCATTGTTAAGATGAGATTTAGTTGACTTGTAATATTCTTTTAATAATGTGTTATTATCTACATTAGAATAATCAGCATTTAATCTTACGTAATCTTCTAATGATCCACCTGTGTCTTCCATAAACTTAACCAAACTTTGTATATTCTCTGGTAAGTTAACTTCTTGAGCTACAGGTTCTTGCTTTTGTTCTGGTTGTTCTTCAACAACTTCTTCAGTAGCTTTAGGCTCTTCTTGCTCTTCTTCGTCTGTTATTTCTTGGACGACGACTTCTTCGACTTCATCTTGCTTTTCTTCGCTACTGGCTTGCACTTCTTCTTGCTCTTGTACATCTTGATCTTTGTTTTGAAATTGTTTTAACTTTCCTAGGTCTAATTTAATAGTACCATCTTTTTTAACCTCTTTATAAGAGATTTCTTCTTTAGGCGTCTCTTCAGTTGTTTCAACTGTTTGTTGAACTTCATCGACAACCTCTTCAATTGGTTTGTTTTCTTCTGACATAATATAATATAATTAAATAGTTAGGGTATTATCACCTTGGCTCAAATTGTTCTAAGCCAAATCCACCTAATGTGTCCATACCTGAAGACTCAAAATTTTTAGGCGGTGCATTTGTTTTTCTTTGATTTATAAGCTCGCTTTGTTGCGATGCTTGTATTTTAGTTCTTTCGTCTTTACGATCTTCTTTAAATTTATCTTTATTTTTAGCTATAGCTAGCTGTGCGTCTTGTAGTTGTTTGTTTATTTCAAACTCATACTGCATCAGTTCTTTCTTAATTGCAGCTTCTCTTTCTAATTTAGCTATTTCAAGCTGAGATTTTATTTGTTCTAACTGAGCTTTTGACTCAGTAAGTGCTTGTTGCTTTTGCATATCTGCAGCGGCAGCAGCTTGAGCAGCTTGTGCATTAGCTTGACTTTGAGCTTGTATATTAGCTTGAGCCTGCTGTTGATCTAAGTCTTGTTTCTTTTTACGTCTTATTTTAAGCAGTTGATTAGCTAGCTTGATATTACGAACTTCTCTAATATCAATAGCATCTTCTAAAAATATTTGACCTGACTGCAATGCAACTTGAATATTGTTTTCAAGCATTGCTTTTTCTTCTTCATCTGGTGCTAATTCTAAGAATATACCAAAGTCGTGTAAGTAAAGCTTAGACATTTCTTCTAATGTAGATACATTAAACTTACCTAATGACTTTACAAATGATTCTTTTGTTGGTGAATATTCTATAACATCTGATATTCTCATAGCAATACACTCAGCCATTGAAAGTGTTATATACAAGCTTGATTGTAGCAAATGTCTTGTAGCTGTATTTGAATTAGCAGCAGCAAGTTTTTGTAAGCCTACTAAAGCGTTTTTATCAGGCATACTTCCATCTCTAGCTTCATTTAAGCCAGTGACATCACGCATCATTTGTAAATAATAATTATAAGTGCTTATAAGCGAGCTTATTTTATTACCACCACCATTAGTATTTAATTCTCTAATTGGTATGCTTCCACGATTCATATCACCGTCCTGTGTCATTGATCTACCAATAACAGAACCAGTTTGGAAATACATATTTAAAGCCTCAGCTGGGTTATAGTTTGTACCATTACCTAAATCAACTTCAGCTAAACCATCAGCATCTAAATAAACACCATCTGGTACCATTTTAGATAATACTTGCTGTAGTTTTAAATGTGTTATTTGTATCATATCAGCAAAGTTAGTCATACGACTTACTAAACTTTCAATACGACCTTCATACATACGAGGCGCACATATTGCATAACTCATTTGAGCTTTTGTAGTATCTGCTTTTGGTCGCATCATATTTTTCTTAAGCTCCCACTTTAAAATATCTTTACTACCAATTACTTTAACACCTTCGTATATAACTTCAATAGCTCTGTCTACTTTTTCAAAATCATCTGATTCAGGTGGATTAAATGTATCATTTTTTTCTATAGCTTTTTTACCACCAGTAGCTGTGTTTTTTACTTTATAAACTTGATTAGCAAAAGTCTTATATTCAAAATATAAAACTGTAACACTGTTTTCTTCGTCTTTCTTAGAGTTGTAACCAGATTTAGAGTTATAGTAAGCTCCACTGTTTTTATACTCATCTAACTGAGCGTCTGTAAGTTCTGGAAACTCTTTTTTAAGTTCGTTTATATAAATTTCTTTTACTTCACCTACGTAGTATATATCGTCAAAATAAGGTGAATCAGTGTTTGAATAAACTAAATCAACTGGATCTACGTACTCAACTTTAATACCTTCAGCCTTGTTAAAACAACTTTTTGCAGCACCTATACCAATAACTGTTAAGTCATTGTTTATTCTTCTAGCTATATGCTCGTATTTATTTCTATCAAAAACACTATTAATAGCTTCTTCTTCTGCTATTTCTATAGACTGCTTATACTCTAGTTGCATATGCAGTTCTAACTCTTCTGTTGTTTCTGGTAATTTACTTTGATCTGTTTGGTATATATCAATACCTAGTTGACCAGCTACAGCATCATTAAATGGCTTAGCCATCATATCTTCTGCTATTTTAGTAACATAATCAGTTCTTTGTTTTATCGACGCTGGATCTTGTGAATATGCTTTTATATCGTAAGACCTATCAGCCATACCGTTTACAACTATATCGACAAACTTCGGTATAATAGGTACTGGCTTCCAATCTAAATTCAAGTAAGATAAATCACCGTTGACAGATAATTCATCTTTGTATTTTCTAACAGACTGTTCTCCTCTAGCATATAACCTCAACGTGTGAAAAGATCTTCTTGATGTTTCATATCTTCCAGATGAGTTTCTACTGTCATAACCATCATTAGTGTTGAACCACTCCTGCTCAATAGCGTTACCAACTTTGGCACCGTATTCAAGCGTTTGCTTTTCTAAATCACTAACCGCTTGGCTGGGAAAAGAACTCTTTATAGCTTTATTAATCATTTATTTAAATTATTTTAGATCTTGATCCTTTATTGTCATACCTTTTTATTCCAAGGTTTAAGCTTAACTTTTGTCTTTGTTGTGTGGGTGCGTAAAGGTTTTTGTTACAAGCCATTATGGCTAAACCTGAACTTATCGAAGCATCAAACTTTGTTCTGTTATTTATATCAAACCTAGCCCAGTCTTCTAATGTTCTACTAAAGTACATAGTCCCACATCCACTCTCTTTTCTACCTACGTATTTTTCTATGTAAGATTCTATAGCTGCAGCGTGTGACTGCTTCATATCTTGAGAAGAGTTAGGTATACCACCTATTTCTCTTTCTGTAACAGACAGCTTATTATATAGTTTATCTGGCCTGTTCATAGAATATCCTCTATATCCTCTTCTTTTAAAATGGTATAATAATCTTGGTTTGTTATTTTCAGCAAGTATTGGCATACCATAAAATACGCAAGCCATAAGTACATCTTCAAAAAATATCTCAGCAGTCTGTGGTCTTGCCACATACTCTAAGAAAAAATGGTTTGATGGCGCTTCGTCCATAGTAAACTTAGTAAGCCCA